CCAAGATTGGCTTCAAGACCCGTTACGGTATTGTTGCCAACCCATTCGCAGAAGGAACAACAGTCGGTGCGGGTCGTCTCCGTGTCAACAGCAACCGTTACTACAGAAGAGTTACGGTCAAGAACCTCATGTGATCCATTTTCACAAGGTTATACGAGAGGGTCTTCGGACCCTCTTTTTTTATCTAAATAATGTTGTAGATTTATAAGAGTAATGGCATACCACATTAAAAAACCTAGTTTAATTAATCCATCTATTGAAGTATATTATGCTGGTGGAACTAGATGGTCAGATGATTATTCTCAAAGAACAAGTTTTGCAACAGAGGAATCTGCAAATGCAAAAATGGTAAATACGGATGGAAAAAATGGTGGATGGACTAACGCAGTTGTTGTAAGTGAATAATGCCAGACACTTCATCCAGACAAATTGAAAATAGAAATTATTTGTCCCCTACTGGGTTTAGATTTTTATTGAAAAAAAGTCCTAAGATTGCATATTTTTGCAATCAAGCAAATCTTCCATCATTAGATATGGGGACTGCTATACAACCAACATATTTTAAAGATCTTGATACTCCTGGAGACAAAGTTGAATTTGGAGATTTGACTCTTAGGTTTTTAGTTGATGAAGATCTAAAAAATTATATGGAACTACAAAAATGGATTCGTGGACTTGGTTATCCTGAATCAGGAAAAGATATTACTGACTTGCAGTCACTTAGTCCAGGAGATATTGGTGGTGCTTACTATGCAGAGAGTTTGAACATATATTCTGATGGAACTTTGCAAATTTTAAGTAATAATTTAGTTCCAAAATTTCAAGTTTTCTTTAAGGATTTATTTCCGACTTCATTGTCAACAATAACTTTTGATGCGACGGATACTGACATAGAATACTTTACAGCAGAGGCAAATTTCAAGTATAGTATATACACTATTAATGATATGAGTGGCAACCCTTTATGATTGATCTTGATAAACTTCAAGAGATGTGGGAAAGAGATTCAAAAATCGATAGAGACAATCTACATGAAGAATCTTTAGGAATCCCAACTCTCCATGCGAAGTATTTTGAAATGTATAATACGGTTTTTCTACTGAGAAAGAAAGCAGAACAGCAAAGAAAAAATATTCGACACGAACGTTACGAATACTTCAGTGGTAAAGCAGATCCTGATGTATACGTGCAGAATCCTTTTCCTAAAAAAATTCGTGACAAGGACACAATGCAGAAGTACCTTGACGCTGATGAAAAATTGTCTACAGTGTGCTTGAAGATCGATTATTACGATACAATGCTTGTTTACATTGAAAGTATACTAAAACAGATAACTAATAGAACTTATCAAATCAAAAACGCAATAGAGTTTATGAGGTTCAATGCAGGACTAGGATGAAAAAGAAATCCAAAAAGAAGTGCAAGAAATCAAAGTGCTCTCACTATAAAGGAGGTAAGTGCAATTGTGGAAGATGAAGATCAGTATTACCAACTAGAATTACCGATCCAGGCAGTTCGCATTATCTACACAGGACTTTCTCAGGCATGTCAAAAATGGTCTGGTGGAGATCCTGTGGAGCAAGAAGATTTATTGGCTATGAGAGATCATTTTTATAGAATTATGCTTGAGCATAGGTTTGAAAATATGTAATAAATATTCGTAGATGAATGGATCTACGTGATTGATACAACAGCAAATCTTGTTATATCAAAATCCAACGAAGTATTTCTTAAAATTAATACTGAACCTCACATAGAATATGAACTTAGAGATCACTTTAAGTTCGAGGTTCCTAATGCAAAATTTATGCCGCA